GTCAACGCAAAGTACTCCATGAGTACTTATATCGTTGTTGATGTTCCCACCGTGGGTTACACGGTGGCTGAGCAGAAGCAGGTGGTCGACGGGTTCATCGCCCAGCTGACCGCTTCTTCAGGTGCCATCATCACCCAGCTTCTCGGAAACGAGAACTAGGTGGTGCGGCTGCCCTGACACGGCAGATCGACTGCTAGAGTTTCATTTGGCTATGGATTGTCCACCCAATTTGAAAGGGGAACAATGAAAAGCCTGATGTCGCTCACAAGTATCATGCTCAATGAATTGGGCATGAGATGCTGCACTAGCGTGGAACGTGATCTTAAAACAATCACGTCCCGTTTCGAACACGAAGGGTTATCTTTTCTTACGATAACCCTGCCTAGTTTTGGAAAAGATCTCCTAAAGAGTCTTGACCAAGGCTATGTTGGCTCCAACCAGTTCTCCGGATTTCGGAGATCTGGGGGTCTCCCTGCGTTTCTTCAGGGTTTCCTTTGCCAGGTGTTCGAACGGTCTAGTGGAGAGTTGCTGCCAGAACCATGCATCGAATCTATTCGCGCAATCCGTCAGTTTTGTGGATTGTTCGAAAAGATCAACCTTCGGTGCTCAGAAAAACGAGTTCGAAAGGCGATGGATAGTTATGTGCAGTGTGAGTTGGAAGTCAGATGCGCCGATAGAAGACAAGATTTTGGGAGTTCTTCCCGATCCCTTGTCAGCTCTATTCGCACATCTTTCGCTATGCTCTTCGGCGATTCAATCAACCGGGTTAATCGAGATCTTCGATCAGCCAGGTACGATCGTTTCTTGCCCAAGCATGGACCCGGACGTACAGCGGACTGTCTGGTTGGTAACCAGAAGTACTACCAGTCTGTCTGGACCGTACGGCTCGAAGCGGTATTGCCTGCTGGCGAATTTGTTATTCCCAGTTGGCGTTGGTACCGTTCTCTTCGAGGAATTGACTTCCACGAACCTGGAACAGAACGACCCGTCAGGGTTGTGGATGTTCCTAAGTCGCTGAAAACCCCTAGAATAATCGCGATGGAACCGACATGTATGCAGTATGCACAACAGTCGGTTCTCCGCGCTATTCTGGACTCTTTCGATGAAGATCCATTCGTCAGAGAGCTTATCACTTTCCAAGACCAAACGCCTAACCAGCGGATGGCCCTTCAAGGATCGATTGATCAGTCGCTTGCGACTGTCGATCTCTCGGAGGCTAGTGATAGGGTTTCCAATCAGCTTGTTCGGTACCTGCTGGCTCCTTGGCCTGATTTTTCAGAGGCTGTGGATGCTTGTAGGTCTCGATCTGCTGATGTGCCTGGCCATGGCGTTGTACGTCTGGCCAAGTTCGCGTCTATGGGTTCAGCTCTTACGTTCCCGATTGAAACAATGGTGTTCTTAGCCGTTGTTTTCAACCGGTTTCGCGAGCTCAACTCTCACCTGCGGGGGAAGGCCCTTAAACAGGCTGTCCTCCGTCAAGTACGCGCCTACGGTGACGATTTGATCGTCCCCGTTGACATAGTGCGTCAGGTCATCGACGACCTCGAAGCTTTAGGCTCAAAGGTAAACGTCGACAAGACTTTCTTCACAGGTTCATTTAGAGAGTCTTGTGGGAAGGAGTACTATGCTGGCATCGACGTGTCAATCGTTCGATGCCGCTCGGTATTCCCTACCAGTCCTGACGATGCGAGTGAG